CTAATTACTTGTTGAGCAGCAGCAGCGCGCTCGGCCTGAATTGCAGCATACTGCGTTACGGTTTGAACCGCTAATTCCTTCGTTTTTGCAGCTACAGCAACACCAGAGGCATAAATTGCAGGAATGTAGGTTCCAAGCCAATAAGCACCACCAACCATCATTGCAGAGGTTAAGACATCTAAGTTGCTAGCTAAAGTTTGGATAGTGCCTGCAAGAACTTGAGCTGCACCAGAACCTTTCCCTGACTCCCCAACAAATTTAGTAATCTCGTTGTTGAGCAGCGTCAAAGACTGTCCAATAGTGATATCGGTTTTTGCAAAAAGTGCATCTACATCTTTTTCTACATTTCTAAGTGCTTTTACAATTTCTTGAGAAGTAATTTTTCCTTCCGCTGCTACTGTGCGTAACTCTCCAACAGTTATACCCATACCTTGAGCAATTGCTTTTGCTAATGCTGGGGTTTGCTCCATTACAGAGTTAAGTTCTTCACCTCTCAGGGTTCCGCTTGCTAATGCCTGTCCAAACTGTACCAATGCTGCATCCGCAGCTTGTGCACTTGCACCACTAATTGCCACCGCTTTTGATACAGTTTCAGTTAAGCGAGCAGTATCGTCCATAGTAAGGTTTAAGGTTTTGGCATTATCGCTAAAGCGCTGATAAACCTGCAAAACAGAATCCCAAGCTGAATATGTCTTTTGCGCAATTCTAAAAGTATCTTCAGTTGCTTTATTCAACTCAGTTTGATTATTGGTTACTAACTTAAGACGGTTTTGTAAGCCTGTATAAGCATCCATTTTTGAGATAGCAGCACTTACAGTAACCAGTCCAGCCATATATCCAGCTAGTTGACGCGTAGCGACAGACAAACCATCCATCGACTTAGTAGCAAAGTCTCCCTTGCGCTCAATGCTATCTAATTCATTGCCTAGATTACGCGCATTTCGCTCTGCATTTTTTGCATCAATTACAATGACGAGACGTGATTCTTGTGCCATTTTTACTTTCCTCTAGGCAATAAAAAACCCACTCAATGAGTGGGCTGGTAAGGTTAATTAGGTCAGTTAATTCATTAAATCCAAATATGGAATTTTGGGATTATTGAAAACTTATCTATCTGAATAGAACAAATACTAAAAACATTAAACAGCAAAATACAATTATTCCCGAAATTGTATGGGTAAGATTGATATTAGAAACTTCTTTCTCTAGCACCTGCTGGTTGATTTTTGCCGTTTCGTCATTTAACGCATTAGTATGTGCGATCATCTCATCAGTCATAAGATTTAGAAATTTCTCTTGATCTTCATAACTGAATTTTTCAATAAAATGATTCTGCATATCACTTAAATCATTGGATGCTTGGTAAAGGCTTATGCCTTGTGAGTCAGCAAGAGACTTCATTACCTCGCTTCTTCGGTATACCAATTTCCGTATATTTTCTCTAGTAAAAGGATAATTGACTTGCATTCCATACAATTCACCAGCAATACCTGTTTCTAAAAATACTGCACTATTGCTAGGAATATTGCTCTCCAAACAGAACCATTCACTTGGTGCTGCATTAATTTCTTCTGAATGGATTTTTTCGAAATTATCTTTATCCTCTTTTGATATATCTTTAAAAAAGTTTTCAAAGATATCTGCAACCTCTAGGAGTGCTTGATCTTCCGTTAAACTTTTTTCAGCCTGTAAAGCTTTTTTAAATTCTAATTGTTTTCTCAGGACATCTCTTATTTCACCTCGACTAATTGGTGAATGCACTTTAATCCCAAAAATCTCACCTAAAACCGTCTTTTGCATAATCTTCTCTTTTAATTCCCTTATATCACGAAAACTCATCCAATTTCATTAAATTATCAGCATTGAAATTCGGGCAAATATCACAGTTAAACTTAACAGCCTGTGCTTGAAGTTGGGATTGAAGTGAGGCTGGGTGATCCTTGCTTAAGTATCTATGAGAATTGGCAAGAAGTTTACAAGGGTGTATCCACTTTGTTGCCTCTTTTTTCTCAGCTCTTGGTATAAATTCATCTTCTCTTTTGACAAGGTTGAGTTCAAATACTAAAGGGCCTGTATTTTGTGGTTCACCAACATCCTCTACAACTTGAAAACAATAAGCTTTCTTGTCTGTAGCCCGAAATGAATCCCTAAAACAACCAAGCATTTCTGAAAGTAGTCTTGTTCTATTAACTGGCTGCCCATTAAGAAAAATATGAACACCTTTCCAGAATAGAGCTAAATCCATAATTGCTTTTATTAAGCTAACATTCTTTAGGTTTATCTCAAATGAAGAAAGGTAATATATTGATTTACCATCTTTGATTTCTTCAAATGTGTCTGCAAGTTTTGCCAAACTTAATGCAGCCTGAAAATTCTGTGACTTTGATTTCGGGAAAGCAATAACAAAATGCGCATCAACTGATTTAACAATTAACTGTGCTTGCACTTCGGGGTGAAGTTCATACACGCAATATCCCCTTTACCTACTTCTCAATAGTAATCTTAAATTTTTCCAACCTGCTTGAAAGCTCTTCCATAAGTTCCTCAGTAGTGAGTTCGGATTTATTAACCCTTCCACTACTTAAACTTTCTTGCAGCCTGTAAACAACCTCCGCGTTAAGCGACCTACTATTTTCAATTGCTGCATGCTCTATTTCTTTCTTTAGCTCTATAGGCACTCGAATATTGATTTGCGGGTCTGCTCTAGACATCACTTTGAAGCTCAAAAAACGTTTTATAAGAATAATAGTATTACGGTGCTTGACACAATAGCATCACCGTTATATAAATATATCACCGTTATACACCGGAGTAGAAAATGGCTAGAAAAGATCCCCAAATTAATATTCGAGTTCCAGAAGAAACTCTTGATAAATTAAAAATCGAAACTGAAAAAGAGCATCGTAGCTTAACAGCGCAAGTAAATCTTCTTATTGAAGAATGGTTGCTAAAGCGCACAAAACACCAAGCCTAAATACAAGTAAACCCTGCCGACTCTCACATCAAACAGGGTTTTGTATCATTCCCAAACTAAGGAAAATCAACATGACAAGTTTAGCATTAACTTTTAACGAAGTGAACTTTTCTCCTGTACAACACAACAACCAGATTTGGTTAACAGCAAGTGAGCTTGCAAAAGCTCTAGGTTATGCAAAATCTGATGCAGTTACTCAAATCTACGAACGAAATAAACATGAGTTTACACCTGAAATGACAACGACCCTCAAAATGAGTGTCGTTAGAAAAACTGGCTCTGTAGTAATGGAGAACCGTGTTTTTAACTCTAGAGGATGTCACTTAATCACCTTCTTTGCTCGCACATCAGTTGCAGCGCAATTCCGCAAATGGGTACTTGATGTTCTTGATAAAGAAATTGGCGCACCAGTTGCTAAAACCCACAAATCAGAACGTGAACCCCTAACCAATGCTGTAAATCTTCTTGTAGCTAAAACTAAGCATTTGAATTACAGCGATGCTTATAAATTAGTTCACCAACGTTTCAATGTTCAGCATATTGATGAAATCCCACATGATGTAATTCCTGTGGCAGTTGAGTATGTTCATCATCTGATCGCTATGTACAGCAGTGCTGAGAAGTACAAAGATACTGAACCAAACATTCATACTGTATTGCGAGATAAGGATGTTCAATTCTTGATGTGGTATGTCCCAATTCTTGGCAAGTTCATTAAGAATGAAATCTATCCAGCTCTAACAGCTATTCAAAGTAGCTATGCAGGCCGTTTGAGTGGCTTGACATCTGAAGCGGTTTGTCATGCTAATGCTTTAAATCGAAAAGCAATTGGCTATGGCCTTACTTTAGAGCATGTAGGAAATAAATCACCGCATGACATTGAATGGTATTTAGCTCATTAATTCATTATCGGGTATTGTTGTAATAACAATACCCCTTGTTTAGGGGTAATTTAACAAACTGCTCATTAAATGTCACATGAAGAAAAACCCGCTGAGTGCGGGCTTCTTTTTAATTCTATTTAATCGAAGTCAAACAACCTAAGATTTAACTTAATCTCATGCAATTTACACACCTTTAGTTCCTCTTCTCCAAGATCTAAGAGGTAATCATGGATATGTTTATCATTTGATATTAATAAATTAGCCTTCTTAGCTAAAGCTATTGCTATGATTTGTAAATCAATTTTTGTTCTTTGTCGATTATCTTCAAAATGAACCTTACTTAATTTGCTTGTTATCTCACCACAAACAAAAGCAGAAAGTTGATCAAATTCAGAGATAATTACATTTTTATGCTGAAAGGACATAAATTGATTTCGGCGTTTACTGAAATCAATAGCGGTAAATTCCGCAACAACAGGAGTCGGAATTAGTAATGTTGCATTATTTTGATGTAAAAATGTCTCCAGATTAATATAGGTTGCCCTTTCATTAACTAGTGAAACTAATACATTTGTATCAATGGCAACAATCACTCATGACGCTCCTTTAGCCAAGCTTCTATAGGGTCGTCAAAATCATTCCAACCACTATCCCCTGCTTTTTTGAAGTTATCTATCCAATCTAATATATTTCCTTCTTGGATTTCATTAATACTTTCTGCAATAAATTGAACTAATTCAACATCTTTATAATTTCTATATTTATATTTTGCTTTACCAGATATTTCAAGCTGATGTTCTGTTCTCCACTTAACACCCAAGTTTGCTGACAGCTCTGGTGAAATGGTTACTTTTACATTTTTCCCTGAAATAGTATTAACAGATATATGATCAGTTTTATCTCTACCTTCAAGCAATCCAACTATTCTTCCTCGAATAGATTCTTGTTGAACAAACTCAAAACTTTCTTCTTTTCTTTGGAACTTATGTAATTCCATGTATTCATCATTTGCTGAGTTTTTATATCTCAGCAATGTACTAGCTTTAGGGTGTTTATTTAAGAACTCGGTAATAATACCGATAGCTCTTGTATCTTGAGAAATAGATTTGCTTACGGACTCTAATTTTTCTTCGATATATTCTGCTTTACACTTAACAGCATAATCAGCAGAACCTTCCTTAATTTCACCCCATTCAAGATGTTTTGCACCAAGAATCTTACATAAAGCCTCTAAAAGCTTTGCAGATTCTAAGGGATTGATTTCAGAAAGTTTGAGTCCAGATACATATAGGGAGAACGTGTATTCAGAATCATTAATCATAATACAAACCTCCCTATATCTTTGATCTAATGGAATTCATTTGATACGCATTAATATATTAACATTAATTAATTTTCAATCATTTTTTTTGATTATGAAATATTAATTCTTTTGTAAGCGTCATAAGTAGACGCCCACTAAAAGACAATACTTAACATTTTTCACTTCTTACTAGCTTTCTTATGCGCCTCATCCAAGAACATATCGTCAAGCGTAAAGATACAGTCATTAAAGATGTAACGCTCAACTGGTAAATCATATTGCTCAACATAAGCATTAATTGCTGAGATATCTAGCGCCAGAGGAACACCTTGTTCATAGCGTCTAGATCGTGCAATGGTGTTATATGCAGACAGGATGGCATTGGCTACATAAGAATAGTCAGGTGCATCAGGAAGCTTTACACCAAGGGCTTCTCTTTGCTTTTTTTCGTGGTCCGTGAGCCCTGCGTACTTATTCGCGAAGGTGTAGAGGGTTGTGACTTTCCCACAACATCATCTCGATATTGGTTCGCATCTGATTGAATCTTTTCTGATTCAGTTCGAATAAAGGACCAGAGAGAAACCCCTAAATCGCCCATGTTAAGCAATTTCGTAGCGTTCTCTGCATTGTATGCAGGTTCGGACTTTAACTGTTCGCCATTAGGACCTTCTTCGACAAATACAACACCCTTCCAGTCTTCAATTAAATGGCATGCAACTGCTTCCAATAGTAATTCATGAAAGAGTTTGTCATCGGGTGAAGCTTTAGCAACATCAAATCCTTTAGCTGTGATTTGGTTATTCGCACGCTCTAAAGCTACTTGATAAGGCTTATATCCAATGCCTCGGATTTTGAACTCAGCAAGTACATTACCTTCTTCATCTTTATATTCGCGCCACAAACTGACGTCTTTATTTCTTTGAATATTGACTTCAAGAGCCATGTTATATCTCCAAAAAATAAGGCAGCAATTAAGCTGCCAAATCAGTATTAAGGTGTTACAGGTGCAATCACTCGAGTAATAACCGGTGACACACGAATATGGTTGTAATTGATATCGATAGTGATTGTGTCTTCACCACCACCATCTGGATGATTTGCTTCCGCTACTTCAAGTTTAGGGAACTCAAAGGCATAACCATTACCCTTGCTATCTTCAATTGAGAACTCTAAAGGCATGGTGTCACGGGTTTTAATGAAGTCGATATACCCTGCTGATTGCGCTGAGAACATGTATTGAGTGTTGACGGTGATATCAACAATCTTCTCGAGATAAGTCGTTGCAGTGAGCTTTTTAGAGCCAATACAACGGATTGCTTCCATATTGTTGTTAATGGTCAATTCAAGAGACTGCATACAAGCAGTGCCAACCACAGTTTCTCCATTAACTTTAAGGTCGCCAACGTTAAGAGCAGAAACAAGGACAACTTCTGGAACTGGAAGTGGTGAAGTTACAGGGCTTGTTGTAGTGCGCTCAAATAGAGTGCCCATCAAGCCAAAGGTAGCTGTAATTTTACCTGTAGTGGCAATTGTCATTTTCGCTTCATTTACTCGCACACCACGATAAATAAAGACTTGGTTTACATCTTCATAAACTTTAACGAAAGTGAAAGTTTTGCGAACATTTCCACCAAAATTTAGAACATCACTGGCCCAATTGTTCATTGCTACTGCTGACCAGAAGTCATCAAATAAGCCAATTGATAGCTCAACTTCCAATGATCCCGTGATTTCGGCTTCAGTAGCAAAACCACCTTGACGGAAACGTGTATCTGCTACACTGTTTGATGATTCAGTGGTGACGTTTTCAGTTAAACCATCAGTCACACGACGAACGGTCTTCCAAACTGGTGTAGTTGGTAATACTTCGGGGGTTTGCTCTTCAGCATAGTAAAGACGGATCTTTGCACCACTCGACATGGCTTTCTCCTTAATTTTCGGGCATTAAAAAGCCCTCGAATTGAGGGCGTTGGATATTTAAATTTCTCTTTAGCAGTGACCGCGCTGTCTTGCTCCGTCATGCTTTTTATTCCAATCAAATGCATCAACGATTCGACCAGTAGGCTTGTTATCAATCAGATCGCCATCTGCAATCATTGCAGCTTCCAATTGCTCAAGCTGATCCAGTGTTTCAATTAAGTTGAACAATGGTCGCTGTGTCACGATGATTTTATGTTTTGGGAATTTAACCTCTATTTCTTCCTGCTTTTCAGCAAGGTTAAGTATGTTAGCCTTTGATGCTGCCACAACAACATAAACAATGCCGTCAATAATGAAATCCGCCTCTAGGTCGCCATCGCTCACCCGCTTGCACGCAAAAATAAGGTATGCATTATCTGTAATTGGATTCATGCTAGACCCTCCTCACCAAAATTAAGCAATAGGGTATTCTTATTAATCCAGTCTTGACGCTTCTGCTTATTGGTTTTCTTTTCGGCTTTGCGTAGATGTAATCCATGGCTGTGTAGCGTGGCTTTTGCCTTTGAGATTTTTTCATCCATATCAATTGCATTTAGCTCATCAAAAGCTTTGTGTCTAGCATTCAATTTACCCGTCCAGTGGTTCCAGAGCACATCATCACATTCTTCTTGGTATTTGATGACGGTATCTCGAAGTTCTGGTTTTACTTTGTTGGGCTCTACTGAATAAAGCCAAGCTGGTAGCTTTCTGAGTGGCAACATAACCACTTCGCGGCTTTGACTATCACCAAATAGCTGAATGGTCATTTTGACCATGCAGGTTTTAAACTTCTTAGCAATCTTTCGGTATTGGCTTTTCCAATCCAAACCCATACCTTCGACAACCAATTTCATTGGCACATAAGGCTGGTTGTTGTATTCGACAATTGATAATTGAGTATTGTGAAAAAATACAGTCTGCGGTTGCGCTACCATATTCATAGCATTCTCCTGATCATGCTCAAAAAAAGAAACTGGCAGGCACGTTGAACATGGAAACGTGCTTTTCGAACCGTCGTTCTAGCCAGTGGTTTGCCTGAATTTCAGGCATAAAAAACCTGCCGCTAAGGACAGGTTCGTTTAAAAGTTAAATTCGTTAATTGACGCGATAATTTATTGAAATGTTGTACTGAATGAAGTCACCATTATTGCCGAGGTTTTGCACTTGACCTTGTAAGACTTCTAACTGACCGATCTTAAAATATTCAAAATGGGCTAACCAAGCATCTGCAAGTTTTGTGATTACTACTTCATGTGTGTTCAGACGAGCCATGCAGTTGATTGAGATAATCCCTGTTCGCCTTGTACAAGGCACGTCACCAATTCCTGCAATGATTGAACCGCCCCATAACACATTAATTTCACACCAAAGCCCATCAGTCGGAACTGTAAAGTCTTTATTAGGATATTTAATTCGGGTCTGCTCAATTCCAGTAAAGGCCATTGCTCTAGTAATAATGGCTTGTCGTGCTTGATCTAAAGTCATTGCCATTTTAACCACCGTATTTCTGAGCAATATAGTTAAAGGTTAAACCGTAAACACCTTGGGGAGCTTGTCTTGAATAGCCACCTGTAGTTTTTGGTGTCTCTGGTTTGTCAGTGAAGTCGCCATATTCGATTTTGGTTGCATAAGGCGCATTCGTTTGGATGTATACAGTAGAGTAAGGAACTAGACGGGATAAAGCACTAGTGCCCTTGCTAATGGTTGAGCCACCGCCTTTATCTTTCTCTGCTTCATTAAATGATTGGTCAGTCTGGTTAATACTGACTCTGTGTGATGCCCTAAATGCCCCTGTATCAACTGGACTGGCTAATACAACTCCACCTAATGCATCAATGACAATATCTTTTTGCTTTTTAGTAAGGTCAGCTTCAATAATTTTAGTGAAGTCACTCGGTTTGCTTGTCCAGCCCATTATCGACCTCACTTTCTTGGTACATGAAAAATAAATCTTGGGCGATACGTTGGATTGAATATGCTTCAAATTCCACACTAGGTTCTCGTTCACCCATTAACTGCTTTGTTCGCTGCCAAATGTGCACAGCTTCATGCAATAACAGTCCATAGATCACAATTAGATCTTTACCTTGCGTATCACCAAGTTGAACAATACACTGCCGCCCATCATCGTAGTAATCTACTTGAGCGGAGCAGCCAAGTGAGAGAAATTTATCTGTATTGTTGATATTGTCGTACATCAAGTCGAACTGATCTTGATTGCGAACCAAAGTGTATTGAGAGTGCTCGAAAGGTGTTGAATACCATTCAGGAACATAGTTGTTATTAATCATCAAACCTTCCTTAATTGAGCAATCCATGTTGCATCTGCCGGATCTTTTCCATAGCTCACAACCCGATAATTACTACCTTCAATCACCCAAATGTCATTAACATCTGGTTCAACTAAAGTTCCTGCTGTATCTTTCACTTCATTTTGCAGGAGCACGCCTTTGGAGTCTGTTGCGCGGTAATCCATAGGCTTCACCAAATCTTTTAAATAAGAGCCAAATAGGACGCCTCTACCGCTATAGACGTATTCGGTGTAAGTATCTTCACCAGTAGCGGGATTAGAACTAGTTAGCTTCTTTCGAGTACAAGTGAATGTATCTACAGCATCAGCTAAATCTTCATTAAATGCTTCAGCAATATCTGCTTGGAGTTCATCACGTAAGCCCATATCAATTTCTCACTAATGGAATGGTGAAAAACTTATGTTTTGGCAAGTTCTCAGTCTCAATGAGTGCCAAGGCAATTTGTTCAAAACTTGATAATGAAAAGCTTCCATCTTGATATTCTTTTTCAGACTCTACTGTGTCGGCTTTCACTTTTTTGCGTTTAAGCTCTTGTTCTTTTCCGCTGTAAATCTCGCCTGCTTGAATGCCTTTAATAATTTCACATGCGGCAAGTTTTAAATTTTCAGTAACTGGATCAGGTACAAACCCAATCTCATTTTTCATCCAAGTGTTAGCCAGCAAAACCAAACGAGCCTTATCACCATCCGGTGCAAAGTCAGCTCCTAAGATTGTTTCTGCATCTGCAATGGTGATAAAAGTCATGGCTTATTCCTTTGGTTGAGCAGAAGATCGAGTATTGCGTTTTTCGGTTTGCTCTTCTTCAGGTTTAAATACCGCATCAATGATCTTATAACCCTGCCCTCGAAGCTCGGCTTTTCGCTCTGGACTAACTGGATGAGGCTCGTAAATTACTTTCTGTTCTTTTGACATTTTTAACTCCAAAAAATAAAGCAGCCCGAAGGCTGCCTATTAATTATTGTGCTGCGTCTGCAATGGTAATTACACCAGCAGTGTGCTTAATGCTTGTAGCAGTTTTATCCCAGTTAGTACCTGTTGCTAATTCAGCATCACTTGGGGATTTACCACCATTTGCCTCATCCCATGTGTAGCCTTTAAGACCAACACCAAATGAGTAATCAACCTGTAAAGTCGTTTCAATACGATCTTTACCGTTGGTAGTTTCAATGTTTGATACAACATCACCACCGTCTGACACGATAGCTGCCGCATCCGTCAAAGAAAGCACTTTAAGCTGGTTTGGAGTTCCTGCTGTATATAATGCAGGCGCATCAGTTACTACAACCAACTTGCCAAGAATATCAATTACACGCACATTGCCTGATTGAAACAACTGTTGTGCATTGCTCAAGTTCTTTTCGATGAGCTTGTGATATGCAGTGCCATTCATAACATCAGTGATGATATTTCCAGAATGGTCTCCAAACTTAGCATGAGCGCCATTCATAGCACTATAAGTAAGTCCAGCAGTTGCAGACACATCATTTGTTGCATCTGGTTGGTTTGAAATTGCCGCCACAAGAGCCGCAATTGCTGTGTTGAGTTGGTCTTTAAGCATTAAACTTGCAAAAGTACGAGATGCAACTTCAATACCTTGTGCTGTTGGACGCTGTAACCACGTCATTTGAGAAGGCTCATAGCGAACTGGGCCAATACCACCTGCAACTTTT